ACCAAAGGATATAAGCAACCGACGTGGTAGATTTACCAACTTGACGAGGTAGCTTACAGATAGAGAAACGATTGTTAGCAAACGTATGAAGCATCTTCGCTTGGAAGTCCCACATACGGAATGGCATAAGACCATGGTCGACGTTAACAATCTTAACATGATTACGCGCAAAGTATTCAACGTCTTTGGCGCATTTCATATACTCTTCAACTTCTTCTTTGGTATATTGATGTATTACACCAGCAGCTTTTAGATTAGGATTACCAAGATATGTTTTAACAGCCATTACTTTCTACCATTAACCAAAGCCTGCAACTCGGCTGCACTACCAACGAAGATTGCATTTTGCGCTTGCACGGGAGCAGACGCTTCTTTAGGATCATCAGACTTCTTAAGATCTTTCAGTTTCTTTTGAATATCAAGCAGATCTTTATTGGCGTCTACCAATGTCTTGATGAGACCACCGACAACTTCGAACGCTCTTGGATGTTCTGAAGTTTTGGCAACAAGTAACGCTTCTTCGAGCGCATCATTACCTTGGTGAATAATCTTGTGAAGATTGCGACGAGCAGTTGCAAAGTCGTCGTCAATGTTCGTATCAGCGGATTCAGCATGAACTACCTCTACTGCTTGAGTCTTCTGTACCATAGGTGGTGATGACTCTGGAAGACCGAGTGCATTTTCAATGCTTACTTCAAAGTTGGTCTTTTCACTCATTGATCTTGTCCTGTTACAGGGTTATACTTTTTGCCGTCAGTATAGAAGAATGTGTTAGAGCAGAAACCATAATCGTCTTCTGCTGTAATCTGATTATAAGGAATAGAAGCTGAACTGTTTGTTGTTGGGCTTCCATTGGCTAGTAATCCAGGCTGAATTACGATACGCGAGCTTCTTCCAGTCTGAGCGATATCTTCAAGAGTAATCTTGCTTCCACTATTTGACGTAACAATACCAAAATCGACTTGCGAACGCTTGATGATACCCTGACGACGAACTGGACCGTAGAAATATGCTTTTACGGTGAAATCAAATGTATAGATCAATGCACGACGAGTTTCGAAGTCTCCTTCGTAAGTGTCTTCGATTGATACTGTGTTAAGAACTGTTGGAATATCAATAGTTAAGCTCGTCTGAGGAATAACACGAACGCTGTTAGTCCATTCTGGACCAAAGTATGGCACGATCTGTTCTAGAATCTGTGCGCCATCGTCGGCGTTACGAACATACGCATACAGATTGAACTGTAAATCGTATGGGACTGGCATATAGTTAAAGTCTAACTTATCCTCGTCGTTTGTTACTTTGACATTACGATTTGAGCCAACGAGACGACGATTGCCATCATAGTTGAGCGTTGTCATTTCAAATCCCATACGAGGAAGTTGAATAGCTACCTGCTGATCTAGATTAGGATCTTGAGTAAGACGAACAAGAAACTTTTCTTTTGGTCCGTAAGCAAGAGGAACTGCAATAGCTTGCGTGTTGTTTCCTGCAGCATCATAACGACGCACGACGATGTCATTAAACATGTTACCAAACATGATAACATATTTACGAATAGACTGATGGTAGAACTGTGATCCGAACATTAGTAGCGATCCACCTCAGAGAATGGGTTACGTTCACTGAAGTCAATGTATTCAAATGACTTCTGTGTAAAGAATTCGTTATTGGCAGTCTTAACTTGTTCTTCAACTCTGTATTCCCACAGAATTGATTCGCCGTCTTCATTAAGAACAGAACCGTCACTACTTTCAAGAGTGATCTGATAGTTAAGAATATCTTGGCTATAACGAGTTTCGATAGCGTCGATTTCTGTGTTACCAGTATTGATGTCGATAGCACCCATACGATCTACGAGTTCGCAAGTCAGTTCGTATGTGTATAATTTACCATGCTGATAGAAGATGTTTTCGTGTTCTACGAACTTGACTTCATACAGCTTCTTGTTCAGTGGGAAGTAGATCCAGTCGCCTTCAAGTGGACGCGAGCTCGTGAGCGAATATCCGTTTGCTGATCCAGATTCCAAACGAAGCGCAACAGAATTAGCCCAACGCCCAGTATCAGCGTCTTCGAGCTGAATATTGTAACCAACTTCTGTAAGAATCTTTTCATTAGTGATTTGTTCCCAGCGTTTACGAGCCATAACAAAGGTAATCTGATCGCGAATTTCCAAGTTGAACTTAGAAAGAAAGTCGCCTTCACCTTCGAACTGCTGCGTATTTTTGATATACATTTCTATATCAACGGCATCGTCGAATGTTGAAGCTGGGTCTTCACCTAGAAGCGGATCTGGATTGTTAAGAGTGCGTGGCAAATACTTCACGTCAAGACCATAGATCTTGATCGACTGAATAATCAAGTCTTCTGCTAGATCTTGCTGACGACCGTAAGTAAACGGACGGAAGTATTTGTTCGTTGTCATCTTTATCCGATCATGTCAGTGACTGGGAGTGAGTAATCGTTGATTACAGTCTGCTCTAGTCTTTGAATCTCTTCGTTAGCTTCATCCCAAATCTTTTGACCATTGAATGTAATGCCACCTGGTAGATTCATGCCTTCGTATAGCTTAAGATGCTCACCCCACTGACGCTTAACAAGCGCAGTCGCATATTGTTTAAGCCACGGATCATCCCATACGTCTGGGAACTCCTCTGGATTAACAGTTTTATAGCCGTCGATGATAATGAAACTACCAACGAGAACATCGTCTTTCCAATTCATATCAACGTATAGTCTATCCTGATGACGATTAAAGCGGATTGGTTTCTTACCTACGAACACTTCTTCAAGGAACTCGATATGACGCATCGCAACAACGTATGGGGTTACCGATACGCTGGAAATATTGAATAACTCGTTAAGATGAAGCTGATAGCGGATATTAAACAGATTCATAGCACCGTATGAATCGTTAACGTCGAAGATGCGCGTTACGCCAATCATATCTTCAGGGAGCGTGACGTAGCGATTTTCACGATCTTGTTCCGTTACTTGATACGGCAAATAAACGTGCTGCGTACCGTCGAAATGATAATCGCGGAATTTGAGCAACGCATCGTCGATACGCTCTTCAACCTGCTCGTCATCCACGTTAATCTCGATAACGGGAGAACCTAAGCGGCGTAGAATGTAATCCTTAAATTGTTGTCTCGAACTAACAGCCATAGGGGAAGCTCCAATGTGTAACTTCCCCTATTTATACTATTTGGATGTAGCCCTATACACGCCATCCCAGTCTTTTGGCAAATTAGACTCACGAAGTTCCGCGATACGTTCTTCCATCATACCATAGTATTCGTTCAGTTCTCCCCTGAACGCATTACGAAGCACCTTAATGTAAGTGATTGCTCTGTCCCAATCTTGACGACGATAACTCTTAATGAAGTCTTCGTGCGTTTTAAGATAGGTTCTATCAATCCCCGTTCCGTTCACAATCGTATAGATCTTAACACCTTTTGTTTTACCCTTAACAGCGATACAATCTAGCTCTGCGAGAGAATACTCATCGTCAAGCAGTTCTGCTGTGCGCTCGCCAATAATCATCTTGACATGATATGGTTTTGATTGACCTTCTAAGCGCGAAGCCAAGTTGACAGAATCCCCCAAGCAGGTATAATCAAATCTTTGATCGGAACCCATGTTGCCAACAACAACATTACCAGAATTGATGCCAAGACCCATACCAAAAGGAGGAACACCTTCAGCCGCGATAGAAGCATTGAAAGCATCGAGATCATCCAGCATTGCGAGAGCCGTGCGAACTGCATTTTTAGCATGATCGCGATCGTCCAGAGGCGCGTTCCAGAAAGCCATTTGCGCATCGCCGATATATTTGTCGAGTGTTCCATTGTTCTGTAAGATCCTTGCTGTCATCGCTGTCATGTAGCGATTCATGATTTGAGTAAGTCCTTGAACATCAGATCCATAGTGCTCACTAATAGCAGTAAACCCACGAACATCAGTAAACATGATTGAGAGCTCACGAGTTTCTCCTCCGAGCTTGAGTAGATCAGGATTTTCTTGTAGCTTCTCGACCATAGCTGGTGACAGATACGTTCCGAACTGTTTCTTAATCTGCAGCTTCAATCTGTTTTCGCGCGCGAAATTGTTGTAAATTAGATGACCATAGACGAAAGTACCCGATAACAATAAATAACTGGCGTCCCAAAGCTGCAAATGTTCCTTGAACATATAGTAGCAGCCATATGCGGAGAGACCAACGAATGCTAGATACAATGGCACTGTTAATGAAACAGACGTTCTTGGTACAAGAAAGAGCAGTAATCCTAGCATTACAGACAGAACGAGCAGTTCGAGAGACTTCGCAAAAGATAGTCGCGTTATCGTTGATCCATCAATCAAAGTCTGTAATGCAGCTGCTTGAACTTCATGGCTCCACTTTTCACCCAACGGCGTGCCGATAATCCCACCGACTCCTTCAATCGTTAAACCAAGAACTACGATCTTTCCTTCTACAGCTTCTTTGGTGATTTCAGTTGCTTCAATC